ACGGGTCATGCCAGAAGGAAATCCAAGCCGGAGCATCAAATCAGGTACAATGTTCTTCATCAATTGGACAGAAGTAATCTCACGAAGCATAGGGGAGGTGGAACCATCATTTCGAGAAATATCGGTGGAATAAACGTCAAAATCGCCGATAATCCCAGAGGCTGCAGAAGTAAAGTGTGCAGCTAAGGAAACGGGAGTACGACTGGCGGATATATGAGAGAAAATTTCAGGGGTAGACTTAACAAGATTCCAAAAGAAATGCATCACGAAGGCGTCGACGACTTTAGTAGTTATAATCGGATTAACAATAACACGAAGGCCCGAATCCTTATTAGTGACTTCGTCACTTTTTGGAAGTAAGTTCCCGATATGAGGAAGACGAGGACTGTCTTTAAACAAAGCCCAGCCATGACTATAAGACTCTCTTTTAGATGACTCAACACCCAACAAGAAAGAATCAAAATTATCATTCAAACTGCCGTAAGAAGAATCAAGGAGAGTGGCTTTCAAAAGTTGTGAGTAACGCTCAACAACTAAGGAAACAGCAGATCGGAAGGATGGACTAAGAATAGGAAATGCGGGGAGAACAGTTCGTGTCTTGACGGCGTATAAGGCATCAACATTAGAAATAGCTGCAACATGACCACGAGTTTTAGTGTTCTCAGCGACGCACTAGAATGTAAAATCAGGAATAACATAAGGTTCGGCTGAAAATGTGGTTATCATAGCCGTCTCGTCTTTAAAATAAGGGTCGACTTTAATAAGCTGTCTAACCTCATGAAGAAGTTGTTGATTTTTAGTGGTAGGGTGATAAGGAGTTAACCCGGAAACATACTACTGAAGTAAATCATCATGACCGCAAGGTATACCTGCATTAACTCTTTCCTGTGCAGGGACATTCTATTGGGCGGGAACCTATACAGGAACACTCTATTGAACGGGGAAGAGAAAAGGTAAAATGATAGCAAGTAAGAACAAAGGAGGCCAGACAAACCAGGATAATAAAAACAATACCCAGAAAAGACCAACCCAGAAGCACTGACTCAAAGATAGATTAGAATATTCTATCTTCTAAGCATCAGATCGACAGTAAGCAAGGCCAGCTGCACCAGTACCAAGAAGTACAAGCAGAGGGAGGATCTACTTCCGGAACTTCCAGAAGAAACTAATAAGCAGGAGTGGAAGGATGAATGACGGATAGAAATCCTGAATCGAAGAGAGGATGGAGTAATAAACCCAGTTATAAACAAGATAAAGAATGGAACGGAAGCCAAGCAAAAAGAAGCAGATGTGAAAGACCCAAAAAGTGAACTCACTGATATAAGGGCAGCTTGAACGAATGAAATCAGCTATCATGGAAGCGTTATTAAGGATGGAGGAAGGACCACCAATAATAAGTCCAGCGTTCACACGGACGTCTTCTTCAGCATTCGACTAAACATCTTCTTCAAGAGCCAACATATTCGATAGCTATTTAGCGACAAATACTGAAGTTTTATAATAAAGAAGGTTCAAGGAGGATTGGATCTTAGTCTCAAGATTGCCGCTAATGACGGCGACTTCCATAGATTTAAGATGGAAGTTAGAAAGGACTGAATTGAATTCAACGCAGAAAGACTCTTCTATCTAATCAGTAGACTTCAAAGCATGATGAAAATAACCGAAGCAAAGCTTAACTGCTTTGACTGGGTTCTCAATAATGTCGTCCACGGACATGCTGGTCACGGTAAACCAATGGGTGATAGCACTAGAAAGATTGACATTATCAAGGACTTGACCTTTACTCGTGAAGAGCACACTGACCTTAGTAAGAGGAGTACGTATATCAGGTATCGGTTG